GGTGGGCGTCCGCCGTCTGCAAAACCGGGTGTCGGGCCTGTTAAATTGCCGAAGCCATTTAGGTTGAAATCTCCTGGGCTTGTTCCGGTTGAGGCAGGTGGCAGTCCGGCAAACTTACGGGCGATGCCGATTGCGATGTACTGGGCGATAAGGGTTGCAGCCGTCTGAATGAGTGCGTTTGCAATCCCGCTCAGGAAATCGGCAAAGGCTTCCTCAGCTGACTTCGTTCCAGCGATTACATCTTGGAGACCGCTCACTAAGCCGCCGACGAAAGCATCAACTGGTCCCTGCACCAGAGACAATGCTTGGTTGAACTTGAGCTGTGCCTGCTCTGCCGCAGAAATTTGAGGAAGCAGTTCTTGGTACAGTTTTATTTCATTTTTTAAAAATTCTTTTTCTAGTAGTGCTTCTTTTCTCGCTCCTTCATCCAGCCTAGTGTTGTTAATTGTTTCATTCAGTTCTGCGACTTTTTGTTGCCTTTTTGTTATTTCTTCGTAAGCGCGGGACTGCTGCTCAAGCTGTAGAGATACTCGTTCGTCTTCAAAAGGATTTCCACTGGGAAGACGCCGTGCAGCTCCGAGTTCGCTCGTAAGGTCTTGTCTTAAGTTACCTAGAGACTGCGCTCTTTGCAGTCTTTCGATTTTTTGGGCATTAACAATACGCTCTTCCTCTTGCAACAGTAAAGCATTTAATTGTTGTGTTTCTAGTTGTAATAAATCTAACTTTCGTTTTTTGATCCGTGTATCTTCTGTTCCTTTTTTTATTTCTTCTGCTTTTAAATCTCTTATTGCAAGTATTGAGTTCCTTTCAAGGTTAATTTGAGTTAAGCGTGTCTGCCCAAACTGGCGGTCCTTGAGGTTTAGCTGAGCTTCTTGGACGTCAAGACCTGCTAGCGTGCGTTGGACCTGCTGTTCTGCGCGTGCTGCAGCTTCTCTTTCTCTTCTAGCGGCTTCTGCTTTTCTTGCTTCTTCTTCGGCTGCTCTGTTTATAGCCTGCTGTCTTCTATTTTCTAAACCTTTTAGTGCATTTAATTCTCTTTGTTCAATTACTTTTTTCTGGAGTTCTGTTAATCCTTCTTTTTCTAGTTCTGCTGCAAATTTTAATTTTATGTTAGTCTTTTCAAGATCAAATACGCGCTGGTTGGTTAAGTCTCCGTTTATTTGTAGTATTTTTGCTTCGTTTTCTAGAATCGGCAATGCCTTGCTTCTTTCTAAATTTAGTGCTTCCGTTGCATTTAATTGTTTTTCTCTCCTCTCAGCGAGAATTTTTCCTGTCTCGGCAAGCTGCGCGTCTATAACGTCCTGTCCACTTCCCCCTGCTTCTAAAGTTTGTTTGGCAACCTTTCTTAACCGCTCGGCATCTTCTCCACCTTCTTTTAAGATTTGGCTACCTGCGCTAACACGATTTGCTCTTTGGAATATATTGGTGAGCGCTCTTGTTACTGGTCCAAGTAAAACAGCTGCTAAAGCCTGGAATTCAGTAACGAGAACTGAAACCTCCGATTGCAGCTCCTGACCGCTGACCCCTAATTCAGTAAGGGCTTGCGTAGCATCCACACCTATTCGTGTAGAAAGCAAAGCAGCAGCTTGTTCCGCAGCAACTTGCGAACCAGCTAGTTCTCTTGTTTCTTCTAGAAGATTGTTAGCCTCACTGCCTACTTCTCCAATACTTGCAGTTAGTTTCTTAATATCGAGAGTTGCCGGTACCGTTGCCGCTGCTAGTTCATTGGTGGCTTGAACGAAGGCGTCTAGCTGCTGACCAACTGCACTAAGAAGAATCTGACCGCCGAAACCGCTACCTACGAACGATCCAGCGGCACCGCCCAAGACAGAACCAACACCGCCACCGAAGAGTAAAGGAAAACCAACACCAAGAGCTAGGCTCTCTCCGCGATCTTTACGTGCTTTCTGTGCATCTTTTTCCTTTTGAGCTAAGAATTTAATCCGTCTCTGGCGGGTATTGAAACTTTTTAAATCTTTCCTTTCGCGTAGCGCTGCTGTTTCTGCAATCAGTTTTTGCTCAAGAGCAGCAAGTTTTCGCAGAGCTACAGTCCTAGCCTGCAACGGACCTGCAGGATCTTTTGTTGCTTTGGGGTCCCCAACTAGGAACTCAGCTTTCTTTGTTGCCTGTTGGGTTGCTTCCAGCGCACGAGCTACTTGGTTAAATATTGGGGGTAGCGTCTGGGCTTTAGCTGCTTGGGTATTTAATTCCTGCGTAAACTCTTTGGCGTTCTGAACGCCTTTGTCGATTTGGGTATTTAAATCTCCGTAAAAACTGCTTAGCCTCTTGATGCCTCTTCCTTCTGGGTTTAAGATTTCGGTGCTTGGGAGCGCACGGGGGGCTTGACCAAACCTATCTTCAAGATTTCTTGCGAACTGGGTTGCACGAGCAATACGGGCAGATCTAGCATTTGCAACTCTTTCTTCGATTTGGTTTCTTCGTCGTATTGATCTGATTGATTCGTCATTCTCTGCGCGTAGTTTTTGCTCCAGTCTTATCTGTTCTTGCTCGGCGCGGGCATCGAGCCTTTCGTTATTTAGTTTTGCCTCTGCTTCTTCGAGTTTTTGTAAACTCTGTGTAACTGCGTTTGCTTCTTGCGCTTGTTCTTTTAGGAAGCTTTCCCTTCTCTTCTTTGTTTCGATTGATTTTCTGCCTTTGCTGGCTTCTAGTTCTGTTACGTTGACTCCTGCTACTCTACGCAGTAGGTCGGCTTGCTCTCGTAATTCTTCGTTGAGTCTTGCGTTTACATCTACTAATTTTGCAGCAATCTTTTCTGCTGTTTCACTACTGCTGTTGAATCTGTCTAAATTTTGCTTTAATGATTGCTGTCTTTTGCTTAGTTCGCTTACAGTTTCAGATATTTCAAATAGTCTTCTTCTGTATGCTTCGACGACTTCAGTTTTAAAAATTACTTCTGGGTCTATAAAACTATCGTCAAAAGCACCTGTTAGCTGGGAATAGGTGTTTACAAGCTCCCTTAATGGCAGCTTTGCAGCGGCCGCTGCTTTGCCTAGATTTAAAAGTCTTCCAGATACAGTCGCTATCTGCGGTCCGAAAGCTGCCAATGCTGCTACGGATAGACCAATCCCCGCAGCTAGACCTGGCTGGGTCGCTGCAAATTTTACGACCGGGTTTATTGCATCAGTTACAGCTTGTGCAAAGTTTCCTATATTAGTTTTAGCAAGCCCAAATTTGTTTAAAGTACCCGCAACCTCTAATAAACCGATAGAGGTTGCAAGTTTTCCAAAATTAGTAGCCGCGAAAGCTGCAGTTTTACCTATACCTTTAACTGTGTCGGCAAGTACGTTGTAAGAGCGAACTGCTTGCTTAATGTCTGTACGACCCTTAGCAACTATATTCAGCTCGACCTTTGCTATTTTTGCTAGCTTCGACTCTAATCTCTCTATTTGAGATAGTGCCTTATCTACCTTGGCACCTACATTGATATTGGCATTAAACTCTGCCACAGCGGCGTGCCAGCGGTACTAGATACCAGTCTAGCGCCGCTGTTTAGCCTTCTTCATTGCCTTCTCTTGCTCGGCGTTCAGATAGCCAAAGTAAAGGCTCCACAGGATGATCTCTTCTTCAGAGACCTCGTTCCAGAGCCTGTGGAGCGTATAGCCGAGTTCTTTTGCTACTCCCATACATAGGAGTAGCCATTTATCCTTCTCCAGTTCCTTCGCTGCTGCTTTTCATATCCAGTTCTTCGTCTTCCTCGTCTGCACCGAGGACACTGAGCAGCAGCTTTTGAAGGTCGCTGTCGCGGACTTCGTTCTTTAGGACGGCAATGTCACCGGCAGTGAAGAGAGGCTTACCTTGGGAGTCGCGGGCTTTACGCACCAGCAGCTGCATGGCGAAGGCATTGGGGTCTTCGCTGCGGGCATCCTTCTTGGCGCGTTCGCGTTCTGCTGCAGTCAAAGGGGTGACATACATTACTACTTCATCCCCGCTGTCCAGTTGGATTTCTTTCTTTACGGGGTCAAGCCTTGCAGCACTGCGAAGCTTATCGATGAAACGACCGGCCATAGTCTCTGGTTAATACAAGAGAATCCTAGCGTAATAAAAAAGCCCCTACCGTAGTAGGGGCCGTACATCGATCGAGTGATCAGCTTAGTCCAAAAGCAGACTTGACGTCGGTAACGCCGAAGTTGATTTCAGCGTTGGTTGGATCGTCGGGGTTCACAGAGAAGGACAGACCCAGCAGTTGGATGTCAGCCTCGATGAACAGTGACCGATTGGTGTCAATGTTGCCTGCAGCGTCAGTTTTGGCGCAGACAAACAGGCGAACAGAAGCACCAGACTGAGTACGCTCCAGGGAACCGGTGATCAGGCGGTTGGCGATGCTCTCTTGGTCGCAGGTGAAGTAGACGGTCAGCGTGCCAGTTGCGTTAGCAAAGCCAGGCTGAGTCTTTCGGAAGGCTGCAAGTTGCTTTCCGCAAGTCTCGTTTACTTCACAGGGGAGGACGGTAACGTCCAGCTCGTCCCTTGACAGGTCGACGCTGAAGTCCCTAACTCCACAGACAGTCAGGAATTCACACAGGCTGATGGTGTAACTTCCGCTGCTGCTGTTGGTGCGAACGTCGGCAC